ATACCTGTCAGAATCTCGGCCACTTTAGCGTCTGATTGGCTATTCATGCCGTGGACCTTAATCCGTGGGCGCTGTTGGCGTTGCTGATTGGTCACCTGGCGCACATAAGCGTCAACCTTATTGATCGTCAGGCAGGGTCTAGCTTCAAGATCACGGCTGTTTTGAATCTCTACTGGCCATTGGTCACCAGAACCAAATTTTAAGTCTTCAAGAGCTTCTGAACGATTGTTGGTGTCAGCATCATTGGCAAGTTTCAAAAACTTCTTGGCCATATCTATGCGTGGATCATAATCGTCTTGGTAGTCTGACATAATTTATCCCATCCAATTTGCTGAATAATCGTACGTTGCCTTCTTCTTAACAGGCTTTCTAGGCTCTTGGACCATTAATCCCAGCATTCTGAACGCATCAGCTCCATGCGAGTATTGGTCATGCAATGGCGTTCTACTGAACTGCTTGGTGTCAGGGTCAACCTCATACCTGTAGTGTCGTAAACATTGTAAGCCATCCGTTGTGTTTTGCCTATCAAAGTAACACCTTGGGAATATGGTCCTTGCAGCGTTAATACTGTCCGCAATTGGCACTCGATCCAATACCCTGACGTTCATTCCTGTAGCTCTCACGATTTCCTCAATGGATCGGCCAGTTCCTAGATTCTTACTAGCAGCATCATGGGGCAGATAATGAGTGTCAAACACATAACCAAACTTCTGGATTTCAGCCAAGTAATAGCTAATGGTCTTCTGTGAGTCTTCCATATAGCGCAGAACCCTGATTTCCACGCCTATGAACTGCACAAACCAAATGGCGGTACTGTCAGCCCAACCCAAGTCCCAAATCGTGTAGACGGGCTTTATGGGGTCATACGGCACGTTTGTGATCTGGTTGTTGATTTCGGCCATTTGCATTTCTTTGGCAAACACAGCTCCGTCAACTGTCAACCTGCACATTCCCTCCCAGACTGTTTGATAGGCTTCAGGATCACGATTCTTAAGCGCGTCTTTCTCGTCTCTTAACACTTCAGGAAACCAAGGGTTATCTTGCCACCCGATTTTGACCACTTTGGCGTTGTCTGGCGGGTTAGCAACCCAGCGCCTGTAAGTCTCGTCTGTCTCTAGTTCAGGGTTAAAGCTGATCCAAATCTCGGACTTTTCTTTACGAATGGTTGGTATTAATGTGTCGTAAGACCGCTTGGACACGCTTTGGGCTTCCTCAACCCAACAAATATCCACGCCTTCATAAGACTTGACGTTGCTGACATTGTTCTTCAGGCCAACAAAGTTAAACTCTGTGCCGTTCTTGCCCCTGATCGTTCTGTCGGTAATTTCATAGAATTCTGTCAAACTCATGGCCATGATCTGGTCACTTAGCAACTTGTGGACTGAATCCTTAATACTGGTTTGGAATTCACGGGCACATAGCACCCTGGTGACTTTGGTTGATCCGATGACCAACAACGCCCTAGCAATTCCCCAACTCTTAGCACCACCACGGCCGCCGTACAAAACTTTATACCTTGATGGCTCAAATAAACATTGGAGTTTTAACGGGAACTCAATATTAGGTGTCATTGGGTTTGACAAATGTTACTTGTAAGCCAGCCAACAAAGGCGCACCATTCTCGCCTGATATTTCTTGTTTGACCGATTCCCTGTATTTCTTAGGAAACCTTGCAGCCATTGACCTTGACCAAATACTTGCGTTTAGTTTAGGTCCATCTTTGCTTTCAAGCATATAAGCCTGGGCTTGTTCTTCCCACCAAGTCTGTTCTGCAATCTTTGCATCATCCAAGGCGTGCAAAAATTCAGGATAAGCATCCCGCCATGTGTACATTGTTCTTAATGAAACACCTAATTTTGTACTAATTTGTTCTACACTTTTACCCAGAGCGCCCAATGCTCTGACCTCATCACAATAAGATGGATCATAGAGTGTTGGGCGGCCAGCTGTCATTTTGATTTTGCTCCTGTATTTAGTGCGTTAATTAACTCATTCATTACGTTGTCGGCTTCTTTTTGCTGCAGCCGTTTGGCTTTGTGTTCAGATGGAGTAGTCTTTGGTTGATTTGTAGATGGCGTGGGATATTTTTCCATCGGCGTATTCTTGTTCGAGGGCATCATGTAATTCTCTCCTTAATTGTTCAGGGTTTAATTTTGGCAGTTTTTCAATCGCTATCTGTCTGGCTTTTCCCAATCCGCGTGAATTGTCAATTGCTCTTATTTCTACGTCTGGATGGTCTTTGTACTTTTCGTGCAATGCTTGGATCGTTTCTCTAGCCCCTAAATGTGTTTTCAAATGTGTTGATAATGGGACTGTTCGGCCTGATCCATACTTCTTTTCCATGCTATTAGCTCGCTTAAGTGCGCCATTAACCAATGCTTCTACGGGTTCTCTGTAGGTGTACATGATCATGGCCTTGCGTTTAGCATCTAGCGCTTGTTTTATCTTTTGTTCTGCGCTATCCAGTTTGTCCATGTTTGTATCATAAATAATTTCTGATTTTTTGGCTTTACTGTTTAATGCTTTTACGTTTTCTAGGGCAGTTGATTTACCAGCACCAGCTCCTCCAGCTGTAAACAAAACCCTTGAATCTTGTCCTTCTGGTGTTGGTTGCGCCAACTTGTGCGAATAAAGGCTTTTGGTAAATGTACTGGCGGGTTCGTGTACTTCAGCAGCCCTAGTCCTGTCTTCTCGGTATTCTGGGCTTAATTCCCTAGCAATATCAGTATTTAATATTTTCCCACCTTCAGTATCGGGTAGGCTTGAATATTCTTTGATTAAGTTTGGGAATTCTTGGGATAACCTGGCAAAAAGTGCTGCTTGAGCTTGGTTTTTAATGAATGGATTGTTTCCATCTTGAGCGGGCTGGTCTGCACCTGGCATACCAACTGCCCCCATCGTAACCAAACTTTTTAACGGATGGATCATTTTTTCTTTTTGGCTTTGGCTGCTTCACGTTTCTCAGAGTATGCAATGGCCACGGCCTGCTTGACTGGTTTGCCAGCCTTGACCTCTGTTGCAATATTCTTTTTAAATGCTTCTTTTTTAGTGGATTTAATGAGTGGCATTAGCAATTCCAGTTCTTTAATGATGCTTTAGCCCTTTCTGCTGGGCCTTTAGCGTTTTTAACAACCCCTTCCATACGGGCACAAAAACTAGCCTTTCGACCTTTGTCCTTTTCTGTTTTCGGATTAGGCGCTGGAGGTTTAAGATTTGATCCGTTCTTAGCATTGTACTCAGCCCTACCTTTGGCAGTCATTCCCGCACCCTTTTCTGTCGGGTTGTAAGTTTTGCCCTTGCCATTGGTCTTATGTTCAATGGGTTTGTCGTGCTTTTTCATTCGACTTCCTCCACAAAACAAACATCTTTCCAAGACATCACAATCAATTGATCGTCTTGATCCTTCAACTCTTGGTATTTAAGATATTCGTCTTTGTAATCTTTGGCCAATGTGCCAAAGTAAATCTTGTCCCCAACGCTTAAGCCCTGTTCGGCAGCTTCATCACCCAAGGCGGTGATGTGGCCTACTGTGGGCGCTTCTGCGGTCTGTAACCACAATTCGCTTTGTAGGCGTTGGATTGGCTTTACAAATAACTTGTCACGCAATGGCTTGATCATTTCCGTGGTCTCCCGCGCTTTGGAGTTGACATTACAGGCTCATTCATGCCCATAGCAGAAAAAACGCCCAAGAGGTCAGTCTTGGGCAAAGTCTCGGCAACTGCTTCACCCTCCGAGAGTTTCTTCGCAAATTCACCACACCACTCATTTTGTGAGCGGGTCTTGTAGTCAGGATATCTGCGGCAAGTTCCGATGTCATGCCCCAAATAAAACTTGCATACCTTACAATTGTCTACAGTCATTTCAACTACCCTCTTAGTTGTTGTGATTAGAAATCCCCCAATGTGTTCTAGACTTTGGGGGGTTTCGCTTTACATCGTGTCTTGAACGTGAGGAACGCGCTTGTGTTCATAAACGTTCTTCTCACCCATGTGGCCCTTAATCTCACCCAAACGGCCGTCATGGTGACCCATGTGGCTGCCGTCACGCTCGCCAATTCCATCCATCTTACCCATACCAACGCCGCCCTCGATGGGGCGCTTACGCTCGCCTGATGTGTCGCTGGATAATGCGCCTTTAGGGATTTTCTCGCCTGATGCGCCTGGCACAAACATTTCTCTGTCTTCCTTGGGTACGCTAACCTTCTTCTCGCCTGTGCGATCAGATGCTTTTGCGCCCATAGGCAACTTTTCCATTTTGGGGTATCCCATGATAAATCCTTTGTTTCTTTGCAAAAAACACTACACTTTGTAGTGCTTAAACTATATCACAAATTGGGTTTGTCAAGTGTTTTTTTCTTTTAGCTTGGTTTCTATGTAACGCCATGTTTCAATCATGTCTACATATTCACCGTTTGCACTATGAGCACCACCATAAGCACTTCGAGAATCATCAGACCAATAATTTAAAGCATGATTCATGTCTTCATCTGTCAGTCCTACCCATGTGCGTTGTGGTGCAACATACTCAACCTTTCCAGTATTAAAAGCAATCCGTTCAGCATCTTTTAGCAAGTCAACCCACGACACAGGCTCTTCTTTTGTTTCTAATGCTTCTTTGATGGATTCAATAGCACTCATGCGTTTGTTGTAATCAAAATCAGTCAGCGCATCTAGTGCTTGTTGTAATGCTTCGTCTTTAGTCATGTATTTTTTTTCTTTTGGTGTTCCTATTCCTACATCACCAGTTAATGGGTCTACTTTTAACCTAGTGTCTAGTTGACCTTTTTCGTTATATCTTGGTAATGAATTCATGTTTTTCTCCTTGCATTTATGAAACGGCAGAACCCGACTAATCCAGCCAATCAATTCACCACATTTTTGGCAACAATAAGATGGATATTTGGTTTTCATTCTTTTGCCCTTGCTCGTATCCAATCACGAAAATGAAAATATTGTGGAGGTATCAACTCTGCACACGCCTCACGCTCTTTTTCTGTTACCAACTTAGCAAATTCTTCTAGTTTATCTAACCACATTGGCTCGCCATTGACATAATCGTGCGGTAACTTGACCTTATTGGCAATTTCTATGATTTCTTCTTTAGTCATTCTTTTCCTTTTGCTCGGATTTTTCTAGCTAAACGCTCACCAAGCGCATACTCCCATTCATCACAAATCTTGGCACATTCTTCACGTTCTGCCAAAACCGCCAATCGGATCATTTCGTCAATTTCCCATCGGCGCAATGAAACCAATTGGCTGTCTTTAGATGGCGTATGTTGTAAATCTATCTTTGCAAGCATACGCTCAAATTCCTCGTCTTCTGGTGTTTTTTCCATGTTAAAAAGGGATTGAATCGTCTTCAAATTGACCTCTTGATGGCTTCATTGGCGCTGCAGCCTGGTCAATTGGATCATTCATGTAAGCCCAGCCATCCCAACCGCCTTCTTTTAGCGGAATATTGTCAATCTTGATCATTGGACCGCTTTTAGTATCAATTACCGATCCAATGCGGGAATAGCGGTTCTTTTGCTGACCCTCTTTATTGGTGTAAGTGCCTGTGATAACTTTGATTTCTTTTAATACTTTGCTCATTTTAGTTTCCTTAAAATTTCAACTTTCTTTTCTACTTCATCTAAAAACTGTGTGACTTCCAACTCCAACATTCGCGCGTAAGTAGGGTCATACTCAACTCGCTCAACAAAAATCTGTAGGTTTTCTGGAAATCTTGGGTCAAAACTCACAAAATCACACCAATTCCTACCAGTACAACACATTTGCCACATCATTTGGGGTATGTATTTCTGTGGTATTTTTCTGCTGACTAGCGTTTCCATGTGGGTTGCGCTATTTGGGCATTTAATCTCCACCAGTCCATCAGCCCCTACCAAGCCGTCTGGAGAAGCCCCAGACATCGCAATTGTGGGGTGATCAATGAACCCTACCTCATCCACAAAAACACCGCGTTTAAGCTCGTATTGTTGCCTAGCCATTGGCTCTGTATCTGTGCCCCATTGCATTGCAGCATTGGTATAAGACTCGCCCTTACTCTGAGTAATTCTTTCTAGCACCAGCTGGACCGCGTAATTATCACGGCTCGCACTTGGTCCTGTCTTGGTCTTGGCAATAATGTCCGCAATTCTGCTGGCCGTGGCTTTACCAAGGCGGGACTCAAACCATTCGTCTGTTCTTTGTTCCATTATTTTTCCAATCTTAATTTGGGTTTTTTAACTGTTCTGTACTCAAAAATATCCGCATATTTAGGATTCATCAGGGCAAACAATCGGCAAAGGTAAGGAGTATGGTTGTTGTTTAACTTCCAAATTCCATCTTCGCTGAGTGCTGAGTGGTGACGCAACACCTCTAAGATCGTGCGCCCTGAATAGTGTTTATAGCCTTTACGAATGATTTTCATGGTTTCATGTTGAAAAGCATCGTAAATGTGTTCGTTGTTCGGAAACCAGCCAAAGAATTCATCACTAAACTGGTCTTCGTTGTACAACATCATTTGGATTCGTTCATCAATCATCGGATTCCTCGCACTTTGAACAACCAGGGTGATCAGGGTCTAAACAATGCGGGTGCTTTAGCAATTCGTTTCTATACGCGTTTTCGATTGCATCTTGTTCGCGCCAGTAATCTCTTTCTGATTCGTAGTCTGTCATGCTGCTACCCTTTCTTTCATCTCGTTTTTGATCGCAATCACGCGGTCTTGATGGGTTTTGTCACTCTGGCAAGCCTGAAATGCAATCCTGTAACTAGCAACCAATTGTTCTTGGTTTTCAGCCTGGCGCATCTTTTCAATCAATTTGTCCAATTCTTTGACGTTGACTTGGCTGACAATCTTAGTTTCGACCTTGCGACTGGCTTGGTTGCCGTCATCATCTTCTGGCGCTATTCCGCAAGCAGCCATCAGACTGTAGCGCCTAGCGTATGTAAGAGCTGACGCATAACCTTGTGGATCGGCCTTGACCGCAGGAAAGTGAAGCATTCCGCACTCAAGCATCTCGCCAGATTCATGGACAAAGATGGTCTCCACAATCACGCCATCAGCACATTCAAATGTCTTTTGAAGTAAATAGATGCCGTTGTTGTTTAAAGCGTCTATAACCGCTTCAACGCACCCAGCAAGGTCAACGTATCGGCTTTTGAAATGAGGGTTAATAGACTGCTTTAAAGCGGGATTAAACGCCTTTTGAGCTTTGACTAGAGCAGTTGCGATTTGTTTCATTCTGGTTCACCTTGTAATTCTGTTTCTAACCTTTGGATTTCGTCACGTTGGATTTGGATCATTTCACACAAATCCTCAATTTGGCTTTTTAAGTAACCCAGCTGAAAGTTCAGCTTGTTGACTGGGTCATTGATGTAGGCTTGAGTGGCTTCTTCAGATTGTCTAATAATTTTGGAGGCATCCATTAGGGTCTCCAAATAAACATATCTAATAAAATAACGATCGCTGCGATTAAGTACACGCATATTTCAACCTTTGTAAACATCTTGGGGGTTGGCTTCTCGATGCAAGCCCCATACTCCATAGTATTGTGGAATGCTTCGTTCGTTGTTCTGTAGTATTTTTCCATTGATATCACCTGTTAATGTTAATGCTTGATTAATAATGTGTATAGGGTAAGGAACGCCAACCTTGACCTGGTCAAGAATTAGGTTGGCTTGTTCTTTAATCATTTTTTACGTTACCAACCAATTGACCTTCCATTATTTGAAAGAGAATATTTTTGGCAAGGTTTAAAGTTTTTCTAGCGCCTTCAACATCATCCATAGCCATTTGTTCTTGTGCGTCAGACATGAGACCAGCAACAATCATATTTCCACCGCTAAAACGATAAGTCATTGATTGTTTTACATTTTCAATGTATTGATCAATATTGTTTATTCCGTACATTCTTAATTCTGTATTCATTTTTAACCCCTTGCGTAATTGTTTAAAGTTTTGCAATACTGAAAATAGTCATTGTTTTTTGCATTGTTCTTCCAGGCAACAACAACAACGCCAGTTGACCGAATTCCATAAAATCTACCCAATGCTGTTTTTTCACCAGCGTAAACCCATTGTCCTCTTGGTAGTTTTTCCATTTGTTCTTTGGTCATTGCCCAAATGTCTTTTGCTTTAGTAAATTTCATTTTGTTTCTCCTTATGCTGCCAATCTACCAACCGCGCCATAACCATAACCATCGTCACCCAGCGACACAACCTTGTTGGCCGTGATGCTTTCTACTGTGGCGCAATAGCTGATTTCTTCTGTAGTGAGATTTATTTTTTGGTCAATGTAATAATAACCATTGCCAACTTGTTGGTTGTTGTCTATCTGGACATAAGCACCGCCGTAGCCATCAACAATTTTGTAAGTGTTAGTCAAACCATATTCTTGAAATACTTTGTCAACGGCCAGCTGTAATAGACCAACCGACAACTCGCGTCTTACAAAAATATAATCAGCGCCAAAGCTAACTTCTTCACCATTGATTTGGTTATATCTGTAACCTTTGTAATCGGTCATGCCGTCAAAGTAAGCACCTTCAAAACAACTTACAATGCTTTTGACTTGGGCAACTGTAGGACCATCTTTGTAGGTAACATTGATGCTTGCACCGCCAGAGTAGCTGCTGCTCTTGACGCTGAACTTGATGCCAGGAAACGCCTCTTTCAAGGCAGTACGAACTAACTTGGCTGTTTCTGTTACTGTTAGATATTTTTTCATTTTCTGCTTCTTTCTTAAAAGACCCTTTTGCAATTCGCTAGGGCATGAATGAAGTATAAGCCTTCTAATAAAACAACACAACAAATAAATAATTGACCTTATAGTTCAGTAGGTTATTATGTGGCTTATAATGCACACATGGACAAAAATAAATTTATCAAATTGGCTGGCTCACAAGTTGAGCTTGGGCGTATCCTCGGGATTAATCAATCAGCCATTAGCCAATGGAAAACAGTACCCCAAGCAAGGATTTGGCAATTAAAAGTCTTAAAGCCTGAATGGTTTGTTGACTGACGTTTACAAATGTGTATAATTTAGGTTATTGCAGTCGTGTGCAATAGATCAGGCCATTTAATGATGTACCTTGCCCCCACCACGGGGGACACGACCAAGTTACATCGTTAAGTGGCTTTTTTTATTGTCTCGCTGGAATCGTTCTCCACACGATAGCAGAGGGTTTGAATGGACCGCTTGGAGTTAAACACCGCACTCTGACACACCCCAGAGCAAAACGTGACCGAACTTGGTTTAGGTATCGGTAAAGCAATTGGTAACTCAGGTGGAAACTAGGCCAGTTGTATAAGGTGAATAAACCCGTCAAGCGAGCTTGGATTTGATTTCTACTTTTAAGATATAAGCAGACGTAAGCAGATGAGATTGAATTGGAGAGAGAGTGGTACTAACCACCCTAGGCATAACTATGTCTGAAAGAGAATGATGGTAGATTTTGTAGAGCATTATGCAAACTTAGCACTTAAGCCTGGATGGATTGATTACGTTAGACACCAGGTCAGGGAAATGGAAAAGCACCCCATGTTCAAAGGTTTAGGCAAAGCAGTAGCCCAAAGAATAAAGGAACTCAATGTTTCATGTGACATTTAAAGTTGATGGCCAACCCCGTGGTAAAGGCCGACCAAGGTTTGCCAGGCGTGGGGCTTTTGTCAGCACTTATACCGATGCAAAGACTGTTGCTTATGAGGATACTGTTCGACAAGCAGCACAGAAATCAATGGGGTCTTCAGAACCGCTTAAAACGGCCTTAGATGCGTTTATTTACATATCCTTTGCCATACCATTGTCCTACTCTAAAAAACGCAAGGAAGCCTGTTTAAATGGGTCTGAAAGGCATACCAAGAAGCCCGATATCGACAATGTGGTTAAAGCGGTGCTTGATGGTTGCGACAAGGTCATATTTGAGAATGATTGCCAGATTGTCAATTTGTTTGTAACCAAGAAATATGGTGATCCCCATGTTGAGGTGCTTTTTAGGGAAACAGAATGAATACTTTGTTGATTATTCTTATGCTTTTTCTAGGTTTATTTGCCCTATTGTTGATCTTAATTGCATCATGGGCGGTGATAGAGGAACTCTCTAATGACTCCTGAACGACACGCACAGTTTATTTACGATAATTCTACGGCTTACGCCAACGCCAAGTCCAACCGCATTGCCTGCGAATTGAAGTTAAAAAGTGCCAAGGCCATCTGTATGCGCCATGTTGCTGGTGAATTCAGCCAAATTGCAGCGCAGGAACGTGAAGCCTTGTGCGATCCTGAATACTTAGCGTTAATTGACGAATTAAAGGCATCAGTGATGATTGAGGAGCAGTTAAAGTATCAGCTTGAAGCGTCTAGACTGTCGATTGACATTTGGCGCACCAGGGAAGCATCAGAAAGATTAGGAATAAGGTCACACGAATGAAATGCCCACTTTGCGGTCAAATAGGCAAAATACTTGAGACAAGAACCAATGAAGACGATTCCAAGCGAAGACGATACCAATGCCCTAAAGACCACAGATTCAGCACCCGTGAGGTCATTTCCAAAGACACAGTACATACGATCCAAGACTTTACTAAAAGCCGTGGCAGCCATGAATTGTCAGAGGTGTGGTTTCCATCTCGCTCAGGCCGCACACTCTAATTGGCATGGCGGTAAAGGTAGGGGCATTAAAGCGTCAGATAATTATATCGCGGCGCTTTGTCAGTCCTGTCACACAGAAATAGATTCTGGCCATCTAATGACCAAAGCGGAAAGAATGCACGCCTGGTACTTGGCGCACATTCAGACTGTTCACTATCTACAAATCACCAACCAATGGCCAAAGGGCGTGCCGTTGACCGATTTATATCTAAATCGTTAGCCCTTACGCATATTGGGCAAAGGTGCGCTGGGTTGCTTCATTCCAGCGTCATGCGAATGCGTTGGGTGTGCGTGAGACATATCTGTCTTCTCATGCTTTTTGAGTTCTTTCTCAATTCGCATAACGTGTTCACGTTCTTTTTGCCATTCTTTTTTGACAACATAATGCGAATCATTGTCTTTTTTTGATTCACCGCGAGTGATTTTGAAATTAGTAGCCATCTTTACCCCAATACGCTCAAGGCGTGTTTAGTTAATGAAATTCGATCATCTAGCCCAATTGTGCCCCCGTTGATCCGCTTGGTCAAACCGACCCAATCTTCTTTTTCAGCAAACGCATTGCAACCATGTGTTGACCAAAACCAACCAGCTGATAGTGCAGCGTACATTGGTGTGGCCACCAAGTCAGGTTCTTTGACCAAGTCCTTCTGGACTATCTGGCCACAATGCCAATAATTATCGTGCCCAGTCAACTGAATCAGACCACGCCCGTGAAACCGCCAGCCGTCACCGCTAGATTCGTCTCGGTTGCCCATCCGCTTTTGATAAATCCTGTTGGCAATCATTTCTGGATGATGCGCGTATTTCTGTATTTCCTCGGCATCTTTAAAATGTCTACCAAACAGCTTAGAAAGCGTTTCAGGGCGATAATTAAGATTCTCTTGTAACGCCTTAAAGTGATTCGATTCATGTGCACATTGGCCGATAAAAGCCGCCTGTTGTTTGTTGTCATTGATACTGAACGCGGTAAACGTAGTGGTCAGCGGTTCTTGCCACTCAACCCCAATCCCCAAAGCGTGTAGTTTTTCAGCGCTGATCATTTGACACCCTCGTTTACAGTCTTCATCACTTGCTGGTATTGGGCGATACAGGCGTTGAGGTTGGTGACGGCGGTGTCTCCGTCTGCTGCGATCTGGATAAGAGCTTTAACAGTCTGTCGCTCAGATTCGCTTGCATCGGTTCGATTTCCATCGGCGGGACTTGAATCGGCTTGTACGGGACAATTGGAGGGGAGGCGCAGTTCGCCAGAATCAACGCGAGCATTAAGACTAACCACTTTGGCTTGAATGTCATTTTTTGCCTTTCTTAAAGCACCATTGGCTTTGTCAATCTTGGCTGTCAACTCTGCTTCTTTTGCCCGAGCTTCTCCATTAAGTCGGTCAATTTCTGCTTTATCTTCTGCAACGCGTCTTTCATAGCCGTGATGATCTGCGACATAGTAACCTCCTAAAACAATCAACACAATTCCCACCACTTGGATAACCAAAGCGTGGGGTTTTAACATGGGCAAGAAACCCACTAAATAGCTAATTACATACGCTCCAAATCCTAGAATTAGCGCAAATAAAGCCAAATAATGCAAAAAATGTGCAAAAAAATCAAACATTTTTAGTGCTATCTCGTGCGTGAGCCATTCTTTCGCGTTCTTCCTCATCCTCCAAAACAGGCGGTCCAGTCGGAGGAGGAGGCGGTGTCCATGACTCGTCAAACTTAGGATTGTTAAACGTTGGCATAGCGCCGAATGCTTGGCCGCTTTGGGGCATTGCTTGAGGCATTCCATAGCAACCCCCCATCATGGGCATTTGTGGGCTTGTGGCCTGTTTTATAGCCCCTAACGTGCCTGCTACACCGCCCGCTACCTTTTTACCCGCCACTCCACCAATTGCACCCACGATGAGCAAAACAATGTCGTTGAGCATCTTGGTGTAAGCCTGGTCAATGGGGGCCATAGCCTTGATGGGCTGGACAACAAAAGTGACCGAGTACAAAAGTGCGACAACAATGAAAAATAGAATGGCGGTGATGGCCAACACCACGATGGCCCACACCCTAACCTCAATTTCGTCACTTGTTAACTTGTTCAACCTTTTTCTCCAAAACAGGCGCAACCAGGTATTCTGGGCAAGTCTGACTGAATTCGCACTTTGGGTGAACGCAATCTTTGTCATTGAAGTGGTCTGGGTCTTGGCATATATAACGATATCTATCGTCACAACCCGTCAACAACAATAATAACAACAGATATTTCATTTGCCTTCAATCTTTGCTAAAGCCTTGTTAACTCTGATTTCCATCATTTTGATGTCAATGTACATCCAAGAAAGGATCGGAATAAACAACAAAATAACCGCCATCAATGCCACGACAACAATGACGAAGAACGAACGATCATCATCATTATCCAGCACCACCCGATCATCAGACCCGTAATTACCACCGCTAGAATTTTGTCCTGAATTTCCTCTGCCCGTTGACGTTTTTGCCATGCTATCTTTCTCTTTTTGTCTAGTTCAGCTTTCCTAGCCAAAGCCTGTTGATTAGCAATGTGGCCAACCATCTTGTTTACACGGCTGTACAAATCCTTCATTTCTTCTGGAACGTGGTACACCATGTACTCGCGCATTTCCTCATTCAACTTTTCCATCTGTAAGTTGGCAATCACCAACTTGATTGCAATGTCCTGTCCTTCCTCGCCTGATGCTGTCAAAGCAATTTCTTCTTGTTCCTTGGCGTAATTTTTTAAGCCGTTGTAAGCATGAAAGAACTTGGTCAAAGCGTCTGCAACTTGCGCGTAGATTTGGTTTTCATCAAATTCAACCCTCTTTTTTTGTTTAGGCTTAACAGGATTTGTCCCAACCTTGATTTCCTCGGCTTTTTCGCTACGAAATAATTTCCTGAAAAAACCAAATATACCCTTTGCATCTGTTTGGATTGACTTGACATCCTTAATGACCCCATCAATCTCTTTTTTTGTATCGACAACGAATTGCCGACCCTCCTTGTACATCTCGCAGGACTCTTTGACCAATTTAAACGCCGAAGTTGCCAGAGCGACAAGAGTAAAGGGGTCAATTTTTTACAACCCAAAAAACTTGTGGAAGAACGCCCCAGCAACGCCAGGGCCAAGTAAGACCAATAGCATTACTCCATAAATCAAGTATTCAATCTTGGTCATGCGCCGTTCGCCATCTCGCAAGCATTGTTCTATGCGTCTATAACGTTCGTCACAGACCGCAACATGAACGGCCAAGTCTTGTTCAGTATTGCTCATGTTTTTTGGATAAATGCTAGTGCGTAATACAAAGGATTATTAGTGCCAGAGCTGGTCACAACTCCGCTACTAGCAAACCCGCCATTGTTACCGACAGAATAGGAATTGCCAGCGCCAACAACAAACCTGTCCCGCAGATCAGGAGTGCCATTAGAGCCGTTACAGAGCACATAACCAGTAGGTATAGAGCCAATAGAGCCAGACCACATAATAATGCCGCCACTAGGTACAGCGCTAACGCTAGGACTTGTTCCAATAATTCCATACAGATTGTCTAAAGTTTGAATTGTTGTGTTATTGGCATCTGTAAGAACAAATTTATAAGAATAACCGCTGGTTAACCAAATCTCATTGGGCGGTCTGCCGTCAGTCCCCAAGATAATAGGATTGGTGTTCGCTGTGTTACCCGTGTTGTCTGTGTAGGTGTTTAGCGGTGTGCTAGACCCAGCTTGATAGGTGTAGATAAACCCGCCCGCCAATGGTATGTTGGGGGTTGTGGAGGATAGGAACTGGAAGCCATTTCCTACGGGTGAAAGGTTAACGCTCATGTTATTTTCCTAAGTCTGATAGTTTTGCCCCAGCAGCGGGCTTTAAGGATTGTTGAACTTGTTTTTTGACCGCACGCTCTTGGATCAATTGTTGCGCTGGTTCAACAAATCTGCCCACAATCGGCACTTGCGTGGCCATACGATTGGCATATTGTTTGGCCAAATCAACCGCAGTATTGGATTCGTTGACAAACGCACCTGTGGGTCTGGCTTCAATTCTTTGGCCAGTTCGTGCAATCTTTTGTAAAGTTTGTGCCTGGTCACCAAACAAAGGCAACAATTTACCATTAACGTCTAGATTTTCAATGGCTTGTCTGAATTTGGCGGGCTTAAAGTTTCCACTTGCGTCTGTGGAATCTTTAATGATTACATCCAACGCACCAGCCCTTAAATGCTGAGTAGCTTCTGGATCATCTTTAAATAACTCCATCGTTTTAGCAAAATCAGTATTCTTTGACCTCAAAATATTGCTTTGAATAAAGTCTTTGGTATCTGATTTTCCGTTAACAATATCAGCATAAATCTTGTTATAACTTGGACTGTCTTTGTTGACCAAGTCAAACTCAGCTTTGGCCGTTGCTCTGGCTTTGTCAGCCAATGCTTTGGCTTCCTCTGTTTCACCAATTAAAGGTAACTTTTCTAGTTCACCACGCACCAAGGTCAAAGCGTGAACGGCATTTCCATCGTCAGCGCGTTGTGCTTTGCGTGTTTCTCTAGCGATCTGAGTGCGTAGATTCTCATACTGGTCAAAGTTCATTTCTTTACCAGACGTATAAGCATCAATCTTTGACTTAATGACAGGCGGTAAAAAATCTATATCTTCTTTAGCGGTTAAAGCATCCATTGCGTTTTTAGCAAATGTTGCGCTATCAACTTTTATCTTACCCGCGCCAAATTCATCCAATGCTTTATAGGCTTGGCTTGTAGATTCTTGGTTTTGCTTGATCTTGTTGTTTACAAAATCAATAGCTCCTTCTGCATTAGCAACGTAATTAGGTGCAAAAACGTCAGGAGCAGCCTTTTCTTTTACTCGACTTACATTTTCTTGTAATGCTTTGTTTTGCTCATTAAAACGTTCTATATATTGCTGTTGTGTAGCCCTGTTATTACGTTCATTTGAAATGATATTAGGATCACCAGTAGCTTGTCCTAAAGTGTATTTGATTGGTACTTCTAGTGAATCAGCTTCAATAATTGCTTCTAATGCTTTTACATTTAAATCCGCTGGATTAATTTGTTTTAATTGTGCAGCCACTTCTGGTGTGGCTTGTGCAATAGCCTGGTCCAACAATGCTTTGTTTGTGGTTGACGCTGCACCCATAGAAACCATGCCAGGCTTTGGAGCGACTGGTTCAATTCTAATTTTGGGCAACGTAGGCGCTTGTGGTCGTTGTGGGACAAAACCTTGCACTTCAGGCATTACAGGCGGTAATTTACTAGCCTCAAATTTGCTCTGTAAACTTTGTAATATGTCTTGACCTGCCTGTGATGGAGGTTGATAACCCAAAGCCTGTTGTACCCTTTGGGCAGTCTTTTCGCCCGCTTGGATACCTGCCTGAGTACCATATTGACCACTTGCTAACGTACCGCCAATACCTGCCAAAGCGCTTACTGGTGCTGCTACTAATCCTTGGATAAAACTTCTACCTGCTTCACCAGCGCCTTGAACGCCAGCCATTTGGGATTGACCTAGTTTTTCAGCAAGTGATAACTTTTTGACGGATTCTGGAGTTGTTTCACCACCGCCTAAAATCAATTGACCTAGTTCGTCAGGTTGTTCTTCTTTAGGTTGTAATTGTGGATTCAAGCCACTCATGGGGCTTTTTTTAGGTGCGACAAGATTAGGTTGTGCAACCTTGGGCTTTTCACCGAGGATCAATTCGCCTAATTCATCCATCAAAGTTCCCCAGTTTCAGTCAATTTTTTAATGTTATTGTACTTTTGGAAATATTGTTGTCTAGCCTGTGGATTAGAGCCAAATAGTTCATTGATGGCTTTATTGCGTTCGGCTTTGTCTTTAACATTTTCAAAAATGGTTATAGCTTCAAACACCTTTGAATCGGCATTAGAAGACCATAGGCGCTTAAACGCGTTCAGGTTGTTGTCACCATACTTCTGAGCAAATTTAGACGCTGCTGTGGCCTGCATATCCAAATTCTGGACATCAGCGTAAGTTCTTCTGGCAATGTTTTTCAACACATCTGGAGGATATGTCTCGTCACCATTGGCCATCTTTTGCAATTGTTGGCCAGCCACAGTATCCATAGAACCGCCTTGGGCTTGGATATTAGCAATCTGTACGTTGGCCAAATCTTTGCTCAATTGCTTATATTTAGGATCACCAACAATATTTGCGTATGTTCTAGACAATCCGCCCAACGCGCCTGTGGCAGTATCTAACCCAAAAATCTTAGTGGATTCTTTTGCTATTTTGTCAGCTTGGGCAATCACTTCATCTAAATTGCGTCTAGATGTTGCCAAATCTGTTTGTCTGGTTGTCAAACTGTTGCGGTATTTAGCGCCGTTTTCCTCATCTGTTTTTTCATTGGGCGCATAGGGTCTAATATCGCCAGCAGTACGCTTGGAATATGGCAACGACATTTGTGTGGGTGTTACGCCTTGGGGCATACCAGGCATACCTTGTGGCATACCAAAACCTTGAGGTAAAGGTCCACCTTGTGATCCACCTTGTGCCATACCTTGAGGTCCACCTTGAGGTTGGTTGATATTTAAAGGAGTAGCGCCACCAGTTGCTGGAGTAAACGTAGCAGGAGCACCTCCAACTGTTGCAAGTTGTGGTGTTTGCAATGTTTGTTGTGATGTTGGGCTAATGCCAGTTTGAATCAAGTTGGAAAATACTTGGTCAACTTTGTCATGTTTTCCTGATGTAACCAAATTTTTAATAGGTGCAAAACGCATCTCAGTTTTGATTTCACCCTCAGGATCGCTTTTAGTTAACTGTTTTACTTGATCTTCTGCATCCTTAATAACACCAAAAACTTCTTTTGGATCGTTACTTTTAAGTCTTGGATCGTTTTTATAACCGCCAATAATCTGATTGATTTGTTGGTTATAGTCTTTGTCAAAAGCAAACTGTTCTTTTTTGGTTGTAATTTTTGCTTGATTTGCTAATTCTTGTGCTACTGCAATTTCAGGTTCTAACGTACCTTGTGCTTTTTTGACTGCAAGTTGTTTAGTCAAGACATCCAAAGGATTGGTTTGTTTTGCTTGTTCAATTTCCATTTGTGCTTTTTGCAAAGCCAATGGGTTCATCTGTTGAGCTTGTTGTAGTTGTAATTTTGCAGCTTCAAGTTGAATTGGATTCAACTGTTGTTGCTGTTGGAACTGCTGGACATTCGATACCGAACCAAGCAAATCGTTTAGGCTAGTGCCTTTAAACGTTGGATAATCTGTAAATACGGGCATGATCTATCCTTATGCGGGTTTGATTAATGAACCAACAACGGCAGTATTGGCCAAATTGCTTAATAAATTACTTTGATTAACTGCTTGTGCTGTTTGTGCTCCAGCCTGAGAAGCAGCCAAACCAGTTGTAATGTTTCCATAAGTGTTGGCCAATCCAGCCCCAACTTGACCAATTTGTCCTAATGCGTTTTGACCAATTCCAGCTACACCTGATAGATTGTTATAGATGTTATTGCGCTGATTTTGGTAATTAGTAAACGCATTTTGGTATGCGCCTTGGGCGTAATTCTGTGCGTAAGTATTCAAACCTTGTAAAGTATTACCAGACAACAATCCACCGCCTACATTGGCAGCGTTTTGTGCTTGGCCTAATCCTTGTTGTAGTTGGAATTGATAATTCGGTGCTAATTGAGCGTTTAAGTCTTGGTTATTAAACTGATTCTGGAAATAAGGTAGATTATTAGTAATATCCTGCGCTGCGGGTGTTCCAAGGTTTTGGAATGGCTGTTGAGCAGCAGCATATTGACTATAAAAATTACCTAAGACATTTTGTGCGTTTGTTGCAGCTCCTGCTTGTGTGTTAGCAGCGTTAGAAATTGCATTACTCGTATTCATTGACCCAAGTGTGGAAGCCAATGCGCTTCCAGCCAAAGCAGTTTGAACTGGAGTTAATCCTAAAGCGTTTGTGGCAGCTGCTCCAGTTGCTGCGCCTGTAGCCGCACCTGTTCCTGCTGCTGTACCTGCGGCCGTGCCCGCTGCCGTTCCTGCTGCCGTTCCTGCTGCTGCAGGTGCTGCGGTGCTTGCCAAAGTTCCTGCTGCCGTGCCCGCTGCTAATGGTGCAACTGCCGTATCTGCTAATCCAGAACCAATCGCACCAGCGCCAACTGATTGGCCTAATAAATCTGTTCCTGCTGCGGTTGTGCCCGCTGCCAAGGCCGATGGTGCGCCAGGTGCTAGATTCGCCAAAGTACCACCACCTGCCGCTAAAGATGGAATTGCAGTATCTAATGTCCCACTACCAACAGCTCCAGCTCCTACGGATTGACCTAGTAAGTCTGTACCTGCTGGTGCGCCCAAAGCACCAAGTAAATTAGCCCCAGCAACCATAGCAATGCCAGGCGCAGCTGCGTTAGCCAAAGTATTGATACCGCCCGCAAATCCACCTGCTCCTGCGTTTGTACCAACATTTAATACGTTTGATGCTGTGACGGGAGGAATTGTGCCGTTTCCGTTAGGTTGGACAGCAACTTGAATCATCCCATTGCCACTAGGAATATTGATACCAACGCCATTAGTGCCGACTTGGACTTGATAATTCCCCGCTATGGGTGATCCAGTTTGGGTGTTGATCAGGTTATAAGTGCCTGTGTCAGCATCGTAATTAACCGCTGCCGTGCCGTTTAACAAAGCCGAGGAAAGTTCAGGATTGGCTTGTTGTGCTGTGCTGATCTGTGTAGGTGCTGCTTGGCCGTAACTTGTTCCTACCGCGCCTGATGCGGGTGAAGAAACAAACTGAGGTGTAGCAATGTTAGAAAGTGATGTACCGCTTGGAGCTGGTGCAGCCTGTGGTTGTGTTGCTATTTTTCTGGGTGCAGCAGGTTGAGCAACGGCTTGCACTTGTGCGGGCGTGATATTTTGGCCAGTCGCTGAACTGACAATGCTTGCGATTTGTGCTGGGTCTGTAATTCCAATAGACGCAGCCGCTTGCAAAATAGCCTGTTGACCTTGAGGAGTGCCAATGTTGGCATTAATGAAGTCGCTAGTGCCCGCAGGTAGCCCCGCTAGTGCGTCTGAAACCGCATTATTGACTGTTGTTAAATCCATTACTTCCCCTCATACATTGTAATATGGCACTTTGTAATGCGCCCCATTCACAGTTATGTTGATAAACCCCACAGGGTTGGCTGGTAACGTTGCCGATCCAGTCGTTGCCGTGGTAGCCGAGGAGAAGTTCAACAAATTCAAAAAGAACTGTTGCCATGCCCTGGTAGGCCGATTAGTCGTTTTATCCAAAAATTCCGCTTGTGGATAAGGCTGAATCTGTGTTGTATTTGTTGGAATACTCAATTCTCACCCCCACTACCCTTAAGATTTGCAGAAACAATCACCGCATTCACAGGATCAGTCACAACGACCTCAAATACCCTGTCCCTAGCCTGTCCCAAACGCCTCCAAATGGCGCGATTTTGATATTTTCCTGTTTGCCCTATTGTAGTCCAATGTTCATTACTCCAGGTACTCCCACCATCATCTGACCACCTCAACATGGCTTGTGGTAGCGTTGTTTCAGTAGACTGGCTGATAGCCCCCTGAGTGCCTAAAACAACTGTCTGATTGGCTGGAATAATCAAAACCCCAGTTGGTGTAATGTAATAAGGGGTCTGTAAAAAGATGTTTTGATTTTTAGATAAACCCGTAAAACCCACGCCAGGCTGAAACTGTATCTGCAATTCCTCAAAATACTGACGTTGGAAATCAGCCACAAGGTGAGGCGCACGCCTTAAGCGTCTGATGTTCTGGCCGTCATCGGTGTAGTTGAGTTTGTCCAACTCATATATCTTTCCGTTGGCGTAATCACCCACAAGAACCATACCTTGGAATACGGCGCAACAGTTTCCTCTGTGTCTCTGGTATTCGTTCTGGTTGGTGCAATAAAGCCACTTGTGCCATAGCTTAGTGGTAACGTCATAACACCAAGTGATGTTAAGAGTAGGAAACGATAATACATAGACTTCATGCCCTTCTAGCTGATATGTCCACGCTATCGCATCCGAAATGTACTGGTTTGCTAGTGTGTTCTCCACAGCGTGGGTAGAGATTCTTTGAGGTATATAGCCGACCATTTGCATGACCTGACCTTGACCTCGATTGTTTCTAGAAAGGTAAGCAAAACTGTCACCTAGCCTAGAAACGCTGAATTGAGCCACAATACCTTGTTGGGTAGATGTGCCAGGTATCCTTTGGAACGGGAACGGAAACAATCCCGCATCGACCCAAACCTCTGAACTGGCTTCACCCATCAAATAAACTTCACGATGGTCAACAATCAAAGCCACTAGATTATCGGGTGATCCATCCTTAGAACCAAACGATAATTGCTGAGATATTGGGCTTAAAGCGTCTGATGAACCAAACTGTTGACTAGATGGCCTATTGTAAACAAAGTAGTTGTCAATAATATCAACCGAATTAGCACCGCTAAAAGCCCCGTCAGTTGAGGGCATAACTGTAAAGTTAAGCGCATACATGGTCTCAGAACCGACCGCAGTATTGCTGGACAAAGTGTAATTATTATTACCACCAGAGGGCGTTACGATGGCCGTAATGATCGTATCAAAAGGAACGCCAGTACCTTGAATCGTCTGCCCTAAATACAAAGTAGCAGTTGTGGCCAAATTAGCATTGGTTGATCCAGTCGTAATCACTCCAGTAAAACTCTGGGTATTAGAACTGTTCATCAAGGTTGAACTGACTGTTTGAGAAATGTTAACAGTCCAAGAAGTCCCAGAACCGCCTGTAATGATTGTTTCTTGTGAAACCCCCACACCAAACAAAACCTGACCAATAGAAATCGTGCCACTTTGGATATTAGAAACAGTCAAAGTAGTGCCAGAAATAACCCCTGTAAATATAGCCGTTGTAGGGGTCGTAATACGCCATGAGTAGCGATAAGACCCATCGACAATATAAGCATACAAGCCATTGTCAGAAATGCCTACACGCCCTGTAGAGCTGTTTAAGATGCCAACAATAGTAGGCGATAGAGTGCTGGATAAAAGGTAAACATAAGCCCCACAGACTGCGATCATTTGACTAGCGCCTGAGAGTGTTCGCATACCCCTAACTTCTGCGCCAGCAGGTAGTACGACTTGCGTGGTTAAGCCTGGCGTTGGGTATAGCGCCACAACACCCCTTGAACCTTGGGGTAGCGTAGGATCAACTTCTGGAACAAAATTAATACACTCACTAGCATCTTGGTAAATGCTAGGTGCGGTGTAACTTGCTCCGACAAAGTTAAAATCTGGCATTATGTGACATCCTGATAACGTTCGTTATTTCGAATTCTGCTAATGGTTGTCTCGCCAACATTGTATTTTCTAGCAAGAACTGCCATTCTTTCAGTTTTAAGCTCAATTCTAATTTGTTTAACTTGTTCGTCAGTCAAAACTCGTCTAGCTTTAACAATCATTCCTGTTCTAGCTTGACTTATTTTTTGCTTTGTTTCGTTAGATAAAGTTACACCTTTTCTTGGGCTAGGTGTGCCTTTGCGAGTTTCTTTCCACTTTTCTCTTTGTTCTTCTGAATGGGTTTTGCCTTTAAAACCATTTTCTTTAGCAAAACTCCAATACAGATTATTCTTCATTTTTTCACGATGCTCATCAGTATGTTTGTAACCTGAAGCACCTTCACCACCATTTGTTGCGTTTACAAGTTGGATGCCGATTCTTTTGTAAAGATCAATGGCCTCCATCTCACACAAAAATGCTAATTCTTCGTCAAGATTGTCTGCAATTACCTTTGCAACAAATCCATGCTTATCAACAACATTGTGCCAATATTGATTGCGACCTCTTTTAGAGTTCAGACGCTTGTCCTTACCCTTCCCAACGTAAAAAATATCGTTGGTGTCTGCTTTGTGGTGTTGATAAATGTAAAACATTTTACCTAAAAAAGCCGCCGGACAAGATCCAGCCGGCATCTTTTGCCCTGCTCATCAACAAAGCATCAGAATACCTAGCCGACTGAACAGGCTTCATGTTTGTGCGCTTGATCGTGCTTTTGCCCTGCGCTGCAAAAGCGTTAATCATTGATATTTGCGTGGCTGATGCTTTGCCATACTGGGGCATTAAACGTTCAGCTAAACACCATTCTAGACAGCTCTCAAAGCCTTCTGGCAGTAGCATTGTGTCGTTGATTGTGGTGTACTTGCTGAATAATGTGTCGGCAAAAATGTGCATTTCACCCTGTGCTGGGTTTGGCCAGACAAAGATGTTTCCTAGTGTCTCGGTTGGTTGATAGTAGAGTGCTTTTGGCCAAGGTCCGTTTAACGTTTTAAGACCAATCATTTCATAGTCTTCTACGTTCAAAATGGCCACGGGATAGTCTAGACCGCCGTTTAGGATGGGTACGCCACTTTGTGAGGTGTTGATGCGTACAAATGCCGAATTGATGCTGAGGGGGCGCTGATAAAAGGCGTTAATCGTTGTTGAAGCCACGTTTTGCGATAGGTTGAGCTGATATGTGCCCAACTCGTTAACGTTACCGCCTGCGCCTGTTAAGAATCCTGTGATCTTAGTCCCAGCTGTGACACCTGTGCCTGATAGGGTCATTCCTAGGCTAATAGCGCCCTGGGTGATGGCTGTGACTGTGAGAATGTTGTTGGTGATTGATCCTGTAAAGGTTGCACCGATCTCACCGCCAGGGCCAATTGTGTACTGGGTTTGACCTGGGGTGAGTGTGTAAATGATTTCTGTCTTATAGAACACCATCATCTGCTCGTTAGACCATTGGTCAATCATGCGTTGCATCATTACGAACGCATCTTGAGCAGCTTCAGGCGTAGGAGTTTCTCCAGCAGCCAATGCGCCAATGTCTTTTAATGATGAGGTTATTATATCTATCGGGGTAGTGGCCATTTAATGATTCCTTGCGTATTCGCCATGATATTTAGCCCTAGCCTCTTGAGCTACTAAATCTGCCAATTCAATATCGTCAAAACGACCAAATCTTATATCTTTGCCATTTAATTTTATGGAAACTTTCCATTTTTTTGTTTGTGGGCACAAAGAAACATTTTTATAGCCTGATGTGTTTTCTTTGCGTATTTTTTGATTTTGTTGATTTTGAATTTGTGTTGCTGGTCGTAAATTTTCTATTGAATTGTTTAATTTGTTTCCATCAATGTGGTCAACTATTTCAGGAAAAAAACCATAATGCCACATAAAAATTAATCTGTGATTCAAATGACAATGGCCATTTAATCCAGTTCTCATATAACCATTAGGATGCAATGTTCCAGCTAAATCGCCAACATTGGCCCTTTTTGTTTTAATTTTCCATACAAGTTTGCCGTCAATATAATCAAATTTTGACTTTAATTCTTCTTGCGTAGGAAAAAGTGTTGGCGTTTTCATTTTATGCGGGCACTACAACGTGACCATCATCGGCGGGTTTGGGTTGCTGTTCATTGCCTTGGCGTTGGATTTCTTCCATCGTCTGTGCAATTAGTTCCTGATTACGTTGCAATGCAACAAAAATCGTGTTTACTTGTGGGATTGAAAGTTCTAGTTTCATAGATTTGGTGTAAAGGTTTGTGGAAGCCAAGGAGGAACGGCTTTCACAAGTTGGTTGGATTGTTCCTCTAGCCGTGATTCTATTATGTTCTTTCCATCAAGCATAGATGCCGATTTGATCCAATCAATCACGTTTTGTTCCGTCACTTGCTCAAAAGGAATATCACCCTTTTCGGTGAAATACCAATTACCCTCTGTATCCACTTGGCCATTGGTAACATAGTATTTGGCCGATGTGATCTGGCCATCCTTTTGCTCAATGTCTAAGATTTTCCAATCCATTAGGCCACCCAAGGCAATTTAGGGGTAACAACAGTAGGATTGATCTGTGCGTTAATCATGCCATCCAATGCGGTCTGTGTTGCCGTTTCTGATACACCCGCACCCCAAATCCAATTAAGCACATCTTGTTGCGTTAGGCTTGCAAACGGGGTGAAAGGTGACCCAGCGGTGTAGGTCAAAGATTGTGTGCTGTATATAGTTGCTGTATAAGGCACAGTCTGACCATTGACAACGTGCGTTTGGTCTGATGTTGCGTTGCAACGCCAGTGGACTGTAAAGACTACGTCTGTTTGTGATTCGTATGTGGGATAGCAGTCCATCTGCTCCACAATCCAGTTGTATGTGTTTGCCATGTTAGATACCTACTTTCTGTTTAAGTGCCGCTATCTCAGCGGATTGGGTTGTGACAAGGGTGTTGAGTTCTTGAATGGCTTTGACTAGTCGTGCTTCTGTTTTACTCCAACCTGTTACTGTTAGCATTCCATCACTACGCTCACCAACTGCATCAGGATAAACTTTTTGAATTTCTTGAGCCACAAAACCAGTTTGATGACCTCCACCTTCAGATGCAATGTAATCAAACTCTACTGGATGCAATGCCATGATGTTTGAAAGTTGCGAAGGCAAATCAACAATGTTTTCTTTTAAACGAACATCAGAAAACGAACCAAAAGCCGCAGCACCAGCTCCATTTGCGTTAATTTGACCACAAGCTGTTAAATCGTTGTTAATTGAAAAACCAATAAATCTTTGCGATGTTGTGTTGTCATTATCGTATTTACCAATATAAAGACCAAATTTAGAAGTGTCACCAGACCATTTGTTGATGAGTGAAGTGTTAAAACTAAATCCTCCTGGATCAGCACTAGCAAGCACAGCCAATTTTCCATTAGCACTTGTAGTCCCCACCAACAATCTTCCACTATTATCTAGTGTCATTGCTGAAGTAAAGGATATAGCGTTATTTGCTGTGCCTGAACTAGCAATTTGCCAAATATGCTGACCAGCATTTTGTTCGTAAATAGATGCTTGATAACCAGAGGTTGCGTACTTCCACCCTGAGTTGTAATAGGCATTTGTTTTTGAGATAAAATCATTAGTGCCAGAAAGAAGTCCATTACCAATCGAACCTATTTCTAATTCTTTGTATCCACTTAAAGACAAAGCACTAGGAGTAACTCCTAATCCTAAGTTGCCATTGTTATCTAAATTCATGGTAACAGTACCACCACCAGTAGCAACAACAAACTTACCTACTGTTTGTATGCCAACATCATTGGTTGCATAACCGCCTGCAACTAAATCAGATGCTCTGCCAATATATGCTTGTGTTCCACCTTTATTAAATCCAATGTAACTTAATATGTTAGAAGCACCATTTACATCTAATGGTTGACTAGGACTACTTGTACCTATACCTAGATTGCCTGATGTATTTAAAGTTGTGGATAAAACATAAGAAGAACCATTGAAATAATAAGTGTTTATGTTATTACTTGCACTTAATTGTTGTCTCCAACCTCTTGAGAAGCCACTATTAAATAGATTAAAACCTGCACCTGCACCTGCTGAATCAGAACCATCTAATTGCGCTGTAACAGTATTATTAGATGTTATTGCACCAGTACAAAGTAAATTGCCTCCACTAAAAGTCAACGCAGACCCAGTAGCCAAAGCACTTGTACTTGTAGCGTAGGCCACGCCATTCGTTGTTAAGCCACTTAATCCTGTTGATATAGGCAATCCTGTTGCGTTTGTCAATGTAACGCTAGATGGCGTTCCTAATGCCGGTGTCACCAATGTGGGGCTAGTGGCCAATACAACCGCACCCGATCCTGTGGTGCTTGCCAACATGGTTGTCGTAACTGTGCCAGTGTCACCCGTTGTGACAAAAGTGCCAGAAACGGCGGGCACGGCAATCGTATAGCTACTTGCGGTGTTTGGGCCACTTAGTGCAACCTGACCGCCTGATGCCGCTTGAAATACTAAATTTCCCATGATTTCCCCTTATGGCGCAATATAAATTGCGGAAACATACAACGCACCCGTGGATGGGTTATATTTTAACTTTGTTGATGATGTTGTGGCGG